CACGTATAACCAGTCGTAGGGGGAACAATGGCCCAACCGACACTGAATGAAGTTCATGTTGATGCGGCGCTAAGCCGTATCTCTGTCGCGTATAAGAATCCCACCTATATCTGGAGCCAGGTAGCCCCCGTAGTCAATGTAGACAAGGAATCTGATAAGTACTACGAGTTTACTCAGGGGGATTGGTTCCGGGACGAGGCCGCGATCCGTGCCGAGGGCACGAAGGCTGCGGTATCGGGGTTCACTCTCAGCACGAATAGCTATTCTTGTGTTGAGTACGCACTGGCGACGAAGCTTCCCACCAGGACGTTGCAGAACGCGGATGCCGCGCTTGACCTTCGAGCCAGCAAGACTGCATTTGTGACGGACAAGGTGCAGCTTCGCATGGAGCACCAACTGGCGACCGAGATGTTCACCACTAGCGTCTGGGGAACCGATAACACTACGGCGACTGACTGGGATGACACTGCTAGCACCCCATTCGCGAACCTCCAGACTGCAGTTGACACGATCCGTATGGCCACAGGCCAGAAGGCAAATACCCTTGTCCTTGGAGCCACAACTTGGAGCCAGGGACTCAAGTGGAATGCGGATCTTACCGACATCATCAAGTACACCCAGAAGGGAATTGCCACTCCAGAGCTTTTGGCGACTGCGCTGGAGTTCAAGAAGGTGCTCATCGGCTCGGCGATTTATAACACCGCTGCCGAAGGTGCCACTCCTGTTTATGCCGACATCTGGAGCGATAACGCGCTTGTCATGTACCTGCCCGATGCTCCTGGTCTTATGACCCCATCGGCCATGTACACGTTCGTATCGCGTCCGTTCCGAGTGCGTCGGTGGATGGACGATGTTGAAGAGGCTGAGTATATTGAGGCGAGCTGCATTGCTGACTTCGTGAAGGTTGGCAAGGGCCTCGGATACTTCTTCTCCGACCTCATCTAAGTAGCGGGCAACGGGGGCAGGTAGTCCCTGCCCCCCCTCCCTCATGGCATACATTACAGCGGCAGACGTTGAGCGCGAGATACAGTTTGACTTCACCGCCACTACTACGCCGACCGAGAGTGATATTTATACATTCATCACTCAGGTCGAAGCTGAGCTGAACGGGATACTTAGAGCTGTTGGTGTAACTGTGCCAGTCAGTGCATTGGGATCTCCTGGCACCTATGCGATGGTGCAGCAGGCGGCGACGTGGGGCGTGTGTGCTCGTGCCATCGGAGCCTACGCTGGGCTCGTAGCCGGCGAGTCACCAAAGGAGTCTATGTACTGGGAACGGTATCGAGACTTCTGCGATCGCGTAGGCATGGACCCGGCGATGCTGTATGATGCGGTGTTTGACAATAGCATAAACCATGTTGTCGGGCTGGATTCTACTGACGAAAACTATCACGATCCAAGCTTCAAGATGGATGATGAGTTCTAGTGCCTCTGACGCTTGAGATTCAGGTAACTGGTGAGCAGCAGATCCAGCTTATGCTGGAGAGCGTTTCTATCCGTTGCCGAGATCTCGGCCCGGCCTGGGGGCGCATTGCCCACGATTTTGACGAACTAGAGGCCCGCCAGTTCTACACCGAGGGAGGGCTTGGTCAACGATGGCCTGCCCTCTCTCCTGCTTATGCTGCATGGAAAGCTGAGCACTACCCGGGCAAGAAGATCATGGAGCGCACAGGCGTGCTTCGTGCATCACTGGCTGATCGCTGGACCGGGCACGTTGACCGCCGCACTGAAGACACACTTGAACTTGGTACATCGGTCACAAACAAGAGGGGCGTCAACTACGGATTGGTGCATCAGACGAAGGGAGCTGGCGGGAAGATCCGCAAGACGATCGTGGTCCCGGATTCTGCACAGCAGAGATGGGCTGAGATCATCAGCACCTACATCGTTTATGGGGATATTCCACAGCAAATGCAGCAGACAATGCAAAAGTTCTCTCTTTTTGGAGGGTAGATGGAGCGAGTACAGGCACTTCTCAAAAACATGCTCGAAACATACCTCCCAGACCAGCTCTCGGCACGCGAAGCGCCCGAGGGCTATCCGGTGCTCTCGCTTCCCGAACCCAAGAGGTATCTGTTAAACTTTGATGATGGGTTTACAGTCATCAGCGCAGGAGAGTACCCTGCGGTGATCCTGCTTCCCGGAAAGACTCGGGTAGAGTACAACTCAATCCGGGCCTATGTTGATGACATTCACGATCTGGCGATCGTGTGTCTATTGCAGGATAACGATGCTGATAGGCTGCAACAGAAAAGGTCCCGGTATGCCGAGGCGATTCGCGAGGCCATCCTGGACAACTTTAAGGTGGCTGATCCTATCATCAGCGCCCGGATTACGAACATCTCTTATGACCGCACGCTGCGCGATGAGAAGACTTCGGCCTATCTGTCGAGCGTGTGGGTCATCGTCGAAGTCCGTGAGCGAGTGGCCTACTAGGAGGCTAATGTGAAGACGTTTGTTTCCCGATCGGGGAAGTCACTCCCTCTGCCCGTGAAGACAGAGACTGACTGGCCACCGATCTTTGAGTCCACAAGCACGCCGCCTGTGCCTGTCTTTGATTCCGATATCGTCGAGGCGGTCACACTGGCCACCGAGATCGATCAGACAGAGAAGCCACTGGCACCGGAGGACAACACAACTATGACTCGGCCTAACCCGAGCTGGACAAAGCGTGAACTGATTGCCTATGCCGAGGAGCATGGGATTCAATACTCTCCCGGCGAGTGCAAGTCAAAACTCTACGCTGAAGTAACTGCTGGCATGACCAGCCAGGAGGATAACAATGGCGATTCTGGTTGAACGAACCATCGCCCTCGTCAAGTCGGAGACTTCATACGGGGTAGATGCCTCCCCAGATGCCGCGACAGACTTCATCGCCGTGGCCGATGTGCAGGTTAATCCACAGTATACGTACTTCGACCCGGCGGCGATGGATGGATCACTTTCCCCGCGAATGGGGAACGTGGGTGGGCAGCGTTCGATCGAAGTAACGTTCACCCACGAGCTTCAGCTTGATTCTAGCGGAACCCAACCGCCGTGCGCCCCGCTGATCAAGGCATGCGGGTTCGCCGAGGATGGCGGTGAGTTTACTCCGGTATCGAGTGGCTTCTCGTCTGCGACAATCTACGTCTACTTTGACGGACTCCTCTGGAAGATCGTTGGCGCTCGTGGGAATATTGAGGTTGTGTGTGCGGCGGGAGACGCCGTGAAGCTCAACTTCACAATGCGCGGGCTCTACGACGATCCAACAGATGAAACATTCCCTACATCGTGGACGGACTCCGGAGGAGAGCCACTGATGGCGATGGGCGGAACGTTCGCCTGGGGAACTGAGAATCCGTGCATTGAGACCCTGAGCGTCAACATGAACAATGACCTTCAGGTTCTTGGCTGCATCGGAGACAGCTATGGTGCCCGAGAGATTGCTATCACCAACCGCAATCCAGAGGGCTCGGCGAATCCTGACATGACCACGCTGTCCGAGATGGACTGGCACGCTCTGATGAACGGTCCAACCCTCAGCGCGGTCACGTACACCATGACGGACGGAACGAATCACTGTACGCTGTCAATCCCCAAAGCACAGATCATGGAGATCGGCACCGGGTCGCGGTCGAACATCCGCTCCTGGGAGATCCCGTTCAAGTGCATCCGTGATTCTGGTGATGACGAAGTTACGCTGACGTTTGGTGCTGGCATTTCCTAATAAACACATCGGGGGCGGGGACACGCCCGCCCCCGTAACTCTCTAGGTGAGGAGGAACAAGTGAAGGTAGTAGACCTGTTGGCAGAGCGGAAGTACATCCTTGAATCTGAGCGCAACCTGGACGAGACTGAACAGACTGTATTCTGGATCAAGGGGCTGCGGTATGACCTCTACATGAAGATCCAGTCTGAGCTTTCCCCGATCATCAAGATGCCCGGAAAGGCACTCGGGAAGGGTCAGGCAAACATGGACGATAGCACGGTGGAGCTTCAGCCTGGCGCCAGGCAGCGACTTGAGTTCGAGATCCTGTCCGAGGGCCTGGTGCGCGTAGAGGGACTGAAGGGCCCGGGCGGAGAAGAGATCAAGTACCCCGGGGCCCAGGCACCCGATGCCGTACGAAAGGACTGGTTCGCCCGCTGGCTCCCACCCGCGGTGCGGACAGAACTTGCCAACGCGATCACCGAAGGCTCATCTGTAGACGAGGATGTTGCAAAAAACTAGCCTTGCTCGTCCACGTCGTCTACGGACTTGACGGACGTTGGCACACATCGGAGTGCCTACAGTCCAAGGGGTGCTCAGACCTTCACGACCCGACACCGTGCGGGAAGGCACTCAAGCGCTCTGAGTTCGTGTGGGAGTGGCGGGGAAACAAGGAGAAGCACCGCACGTGTCCTGCGAACATCGTAGAAACATCTCTCATCCCGATCCTAAACCTCTACTCTGCCTACCAGGATGGTTTTTTGTGGACTGCAGGTGGGATCTCTGCTCAGCCTGCAGCCTACATGCAGGCCATTCAATTGATCGGCAGCGAGGTCGCAAAGATCGAGAAGGAGAAGCAGGACAAGAAGGGTGGGTCCGTGTCCATCCCTAAGCGGGCACAAAGGAAACTGAAATGAAGAAGTGGTACTTGATCTATGAGACAAAGATGGGGGAGAGAAAGAGACCGATATGGCCAGATGAGCTCGCTGGTATCTTCAGGACCGTCATCGTATCAGATATTCCGACGATGCGCGGAGGGAGAGACATCACTATAAGGGGAACACGGAAGACAGAGGATGGATTCGCAGTTGATTTGTCTACGATCCGCGTGGCAAGTAGCGCCAAGCACTTGAGGACTGAGAGGCTGGAGGTTGCCGAGTGAAACCGGTGTACTACCTGGACTACCGTGGAAAGGCCGGGCCGCGTCGCCACTACGTGTGGTCAGAGACGCCGCCCGGCGTTTCCTCAGTTCGTGTGGCGCACGTTGAGACAGATGCCCACGGGTCTCGGATCACCGTGCGCTACTCGATTGGTGGCCATAGCTATAAGATGGTGATTAGAGTGGAGTCCAGGTTTGTGCGCGGAGTCAGGGTGGTGCAGGCATGGCAGTAGGTAATGAGCTTCTTATTGTAATCAAGGCAGTAGACGATGCATCATTGACCATCAGCAAAGTATCAAAAAGCCTGTCGGATGCCAAAGTGCAGATTATGGGATTCAACAGCGAGGTGGCGTCTCTTACTCGTGCGGTGGGGGTTGTTACAACCGGAATTGCTGTTGGTGCCGCAAAAGCAGCCTCTGATATTGTGGGGAGTTATGAGGACATGGAGACGGCTATGGCGACATTGCGCATGGCGATGCGCGATGCGACAGAGGAGGAGCTGGCCGATCTTGAGTCGATGCTTATTCGCATCTCGAAGGAGCTCCCCGATTCAGTCACGGGCCTCATCGACTACGCCACAGAGGTAGCCAAGATTGGTATCAGCGGCACAGAGAATATCGAGAGGATGATTCTAGCTGCAGTCAAGCTCCGCGAAGCCTCGGGGGACATGATAAGCGCTGATACTGCTGTGGCATCCCTCGGCAAGATCCTCACTGCATTCGACCTGGCGTGGGATGAGGCGGAACGAGTCGGATCTGTCATCTCAGAACTAGCACTAGCAACTCCGGCAGAGTTTAACGAAATGCTAGAAGAGACCATGAAGCTCGCTGCCATGGGCAAAGTGTTCGGCTTAACTATGCCAGAAACCGCTGCTATGATTGCGCAAATAATCTCCTATGGCCACATTGCAGGGAGAACTGGGCTTCGCACGAGCAGAGGAATCGAACTCCTCATTCAGAACAATGAGCTTCTTGCTGAATCGGCGCTTAAGACGGCAGAGGCGTATGGCCTCATGGACCAGGAACTAATCAGGACGATCCAGAGCGGTGGCGTCAAGGCGCTGATGGAAGAAGATCCCATGGAGTTCCTATATCAGTACTTTGCATTCCTTGAGGCTATACCAGGAGATATTGCGACGATCGAAGAGATGCAAGAGGTGCTCGGATGGATGTCAGCGTATTGGCTTCCATTCGTGCAGGGGATGGGAGAGGGCGTAGAAGGCATGCGGTCGCTAACAGAAACCATGGCGCTCGCAAATGATGCCTGGGCTAGGGGAACTGGGCTACAAGAACTGTACGAAAAACGGCTTGAAACAGTAGCTACGCAGACGGAGATTACTACAGGGAATGTCGAAACAGCAACAGCACTACTTGGTGGTGGATTCGGGCCCGCCCTGATGGAACTCATGGAAAACGTCCTCAAGCCATTTTCTGCCAGACTGGTGGATATTGCAGCTGCATTCCGAGAAATGCGCAAAGAGGGAGCAAAGACAGCGGAAGAGTCTCGGTCGTGGACGTTCGATGTGCTTGAGACTCGGCTTGAGGGCATCTCTAATGCCATTGAGAAGGCCCTACTTGAGGGGGACTATAAGCCAGCACTGGCAGAGCTGTCCATAGCTGTAGGGGCAGCGGTGCTAATTGTCGAGTCATGGAAGCTTGCTGCCGAGGCCATCGTTGCGCTCAAGGCGTACCTTGCTGCTGAACTTGGTGGGATGACATGGAACATCGGGAAGATGATCCTCATTGGGAACCTGGTGTTTCAATTCCTCCCAGAGGAGACGTTGAATGCGTTGGACGAAGCCACCGATAGGGCGGCAGATGCAGTTGAGGGGGCAGAGCTGCCGGAGGCCATCAAGAGCGCGATTCAAACATACCTCGACAAACTAGGAGAAGAACAGTGGACGACCACCATCACCATTGGTATTACCTGGGCCCTGGCCGCGGGAGCGTGGAAAGCCCTGATGGCGGCCTTGTGGGGGTTCTTCAAGACGGGAGGATTTGACGTAGGCAGCGAAGCCCTCTGGGGGCTAGAAGGAGTGTTCACTGCTGGGATTGTTCTAGCCCTAGCAGTGTCTGTTGCGATGGAGGTTGGGGAGATCCTGAAAGGAGATCAGTGGGCCGAGGATCTGGCGCTCAAGTTGTCGGCCGCGTCCATCGCAGGATGGCTTGCGTTCACAGTAACAAAGGATATGCTTTCTGCCGTTGTTATCGCGTCTCTCGTCTTCAACATAACACCAACTGTCGGTGAGGTTGGAGAGCTTATCGGCGAAGGTGAATTGAGCAGCATGATCTCCGTGGCGCTCGGCGCAATCGCTGGCGCGATCGGGGCCAAGCTGCTTTTGCCGGGCACCGTAGCCGCTCCGCTCATTGGAGCAGCTGCCGGAGGGATGCTTGGATGGGCGCTTGAAATGTCAGTTGCTGCAATCATCAAGCTCATTCCATCGATTGGAGAAGCAAGCGGATCCGATCTCGATACTTCTTCAATCATTAAAATGGTGGGGTCAGTTCTCGGCGCAATCGCTGGCGCGATCGGTGGCTCGGTGATCATGCCGGGCACAGCTGGTATGTTGGCAGGAGCTGCAGCAGGGGCTGCGGCAGGATATGGGATCAGCATAGCAGTCGAAACGGTCGTCAAGCTGTTGTTCAAGCCCGACGAGGCCGGGAGCGAAGTGTCCAGTGACACCAAGAGACAGTTTGTCGCAATGTGTGTATCTGCGATTGGGACAATTGCCGGCGCAATAGGCGGGGCGCTTATCGGGGCACCCATTGGCGGCCTGCCGGGCGGTGCCATTGGGGCTGCTGTTGGAGCTGCCGCAGGGTATGTCCTGTCTATTCAGGCCACCGCCCTCCTCGGGCTGTCATTCAAGCCCGGTACGACAGACACGAAAGCTGCCGCCGGCGCTGCAAAGGAGGCCGTCGATGCCGCCGCGCAGGTGGCAACGGAAACTTACGAAGATGTAATAGATGAAGCATCTGATGCGGTGCGGGAATTCTATGGTCATAGCGCGGCCATTGTACAAGAAGTATCTCTAGAAATCGCAAGGGGAGCAATCGATGTGCCAAAGTCCGACCTTGATCTCCTTAATGCTGTACTTGATGAGACAATAGCTGGGCTTGAACGACTATCCGAAGAAGGAGCACCGAGCGAGGATATCGCAGAGCACTGGAATGATATGATCCTCCGGCTATCGGAGATGATCCCACAGATACAGTCGATACTAGAAAAGTTCAAGATTGCCTTCTCTGATGCCGGGCACGATGCCGCGCAGGCATTTGTTGATGCATTTGATGCCGGGCTCGGCTCTGTCGCCGTGGCGTCCCAGGTAACGACTGACGTCACTGTCACCAAGCAGGCAGGAGGACCTGTTTATGGAGTGGGGTCTGGAGACATCGTGCCAGCGATGCTAGAACCGGGAGAGTTTGTAATCCCGAAGTGGATGATGAAAATACCGTGGTTATCTTCGCTTATTGCCGGAATCTGGTCTGGGGCACGAGGCTATCAGGGTGGCGGTCCGGTTGCGGCATCTGGCATCATCGAGACAGTCGTAAGCATCATTGCAGGACAGGCCTCCCGCCTCCCACAACTCGTATCGATCGGATCGTCCCTGGCGGCTAGAGAATATAAGGAAGCTGGCCTTGATGTCATACGCCTACTTGCAGATGTCGTGAATGACATGGCGCAAGAGACAGAACGGGCGGTGGACCGTGTTTCATCGGCAATGCACGACCTGTTCTCTCGCGCACAAAACCTAGCACAGTCGTTCCTTGACCTTATAATTCGATCCCAACAGCTCGCTGACGTGCAGGGCGCACTAAAACAGGTGCAGTCATTGCTCATCGATGCGCTACTGGGCTTTCTTGCGCCGATTCGCTGGGTTATCGAATTCATCGTCGGGTCATTCGAGGTCGAGGCCGAGGCCGTGGAAGAGGCAGCGCAGGCCACACGAAAGTCCACGGCAAGCCTGAACATACCAACTGGGTACAAGCTAGAGCGGGCAGCGTGGGGCGTAGCAGCCCCAGGGCAGCCGTGGGGAGAGGAAGAAGAGGGCTGGTCGGAAACAGGAAGGAATCTGAAGGACGTGTTCGATAACGTCCCTGCATGGCTGAAGGAGATCATCGAGGGATTCCGTTCGGCGCTAGAAGAAGCCAGCAAGGGGATCAAGGAGTTCGTCGAGAGGATGCAGGAAATCTGGCAGGAGCTTGCACCTGTCATCATCGAGGCGCTGCTTCCTGTCCTACGATACTTCGGAGATGCGCTTGGATGGGTTGCCGACAAAGTATATAGCATTCTACTTCCTGTGCTCACCGGACACCTGCCTAAGATACTCTGGGACCTCGGGCGTGCGTTCTCAGACCTAATGGCAAGCGGCCTGGTCGTTCTGGCCGGGTTCATCGCAGATGTGGTGATCCCAGTTGTCGGAACCTTCGCTGAAGCACTGGCGGAAGTGGCCAGTTGGATTCGCACCGTACTCGTACCTGACCTGCTGAATATGTTCGCTGCTATCGGAGACTGGTGGAGATCTGATGTTGAACCATTCCTGAATGAGAATGTGTTTCCGCAACTACAGGAATGGTTCATGGCAATCTACACCTGGATATCAACAGAATTCATGCCGTTCCTGGCGAATGAGGTCTGGCCGTTCATATCTGGACCGGTATGGGGTGCCATCGTAGAAGGATTGACGATGCTCGGTGATGTGTTCATGGATATCTGGAACATAGTGAAAGACAAGTGGCCAGAGATCAAGGACTGGATCGTCAGGAAGATTGGTGATTTCTTTGGTGGAGTCACATCCGACATGCAGATCGGATTCGCCAAATTCCTCTTAGATGTTGATGGGCTTGGCGCTTCGCTTGAGTATATATGGACAAACAAC